CCCATATCCATACATGGCCAACCCGTTGTTCAACGACAACCTGTTGCCAACGTTGGGACCCGTCGATGTCACTGCAAGTGCTCTGGGCTTCTGCGCGATCTACGTGAACAGCAAGCTCCAGGGTCCCATCCCGAACACGGTTAGTGCGAGCGTGGAGGTCAACGTGTTCGTGTCGGCGTTGCCTAATTCGTTCAGTGTTCACTATCCGGTGCACGCAGGCAGCTATCGGTTTGCCTCCTATTACAATTCGCCTCCATCTGTGAACCCCGCCGAAACAACGGAAACGGGCGTGGCGCACTCTGCTCAAGAGGGAGTGGCGCACGCTGCGCACGATGTGGTTCAGGGCTTTGGTCGAATACACCAGGAGCAGATCGAGCAGAACTCAGCCGGCGACGTTCAATCGTTCTCGCACGTCGATCATTTCGACGAGAAAGACTGGGCCATGAGCGATGTTCTTAAGAAGCCCTTCCGCTTGGCGACGGTCGACTGGACCACGCAGCAACCAAAAGGAGCGCAACTTGTGGCGTTCGACTTTCCTACGTCGATATTCGCCTCCAACGAGCTGTTGCGCTGGGCGCTTCGAAGGTTCACGTTCTTTCAGTGCGATGGGCTGGAGCTTCGCGTTGAAACCAACTCGTCGCCGATGAACGCGGGTAAGGTGTTGATCACCTATCCCCGGCAGTTTGCAAGGTGGCATAGCGAAGTTCTTCGACATTGAGTCGTTGTACACCCAACGCCACGTCATGCTCGACGCCACGTCTGGTACTGTGGCCTCGTTGACCATCCCGTGGATTTCTTCGCTGGGCGCACTGTACTGCGAGGATATTGTCGACGGCGAGTCATTCGGATCAATGAAAACGACCAGAAATCATCTTGGAGCGATCCTAACGGTTGTCTTCAACCCGTTGACCGACGGCACTGACGCGCAGAATGAGACTGTGAACTTGTTGTTCACAGCTAGCTTCATCAACCCGCGCCTTTCGGTTCCCCGCGCTGTGAACACCGTCCCTGTGACTGAAGCGAGTGGTCGAGCGCATTCCAGTGCTGAAGTGGTGGCGGATATGGCAGCCGTCGAGGATCACACCACGAACGCTAGCAACAACGGCCCTGTTGTGCAGGTGCTCCGTGACTCGAGCTCTGTGTCCAGAAATACTCTGCACTTCGGCGAAGGCAGCGCGGACTTGCGAGATTTGTTGCGTCGTCGAACACAAGTGGGCTTTGTCGTGGTGCCACCCACTGCAGGAGTTCAGCGCGTCAGCATTCGGCCATTTCTCGCCGAATGGCAAGCCTATGTGGCCGGCGGCTCGATGTTTCGTGCCTATCGTGGCTCGATACAGCTGGGAATTGGCATCGTGCAGCGTTCTGGCAACGCTCAAGTGTTCCACATCAATGTGGAACCTCCTGACAACCCGTTTACTGGAGCCGCTGTGGCCCGCGTCCCCTACATCAACCCGTCAAACCAGTTGGCTGAGAAGATCATTGACCGCGGCAATCCGTTCGTTCAGTTCGAGGTTCCATTCCTCTCCAGCGAGCATATTGCATGGTTTGACGCACCTGCTCCTACGCCGGCTATTGCACCACCTGCTGAGAACAACGATTGGATCCTATCCATATACAACCATGGTGATTCAACTGATAGCCACGAGTTTGTCATCTACATCTCTGCTGGCGATGATTTCCGCTTTGGTGTGTATGCAGGTGCACCGCGTATGGTCACGGTTCCGCTGCCGTGGCAATCATCATACCTGAACCCGCTGGCGTTCCCAGCCCTGTTCAATAGCAACAGCGTGATTTTCAACCAGAGCTTTACATGAGCCCATTCTGAGTGGGCGTCGATTTGTGTTTTAGCTGTTGATTGTGATCTGCATTGCAGATCGTTACTTTTTCTATGTTTGTAAAATATATTATGTAGAACACTAGCCCTTACCGGGGGAGACCAC